TGGAACAGGACAACCCGCAACACCTTCAGTTTCCGGTGGTGGAGGCGGTTCAGGAATTGTTATGATAAGATATAAATTTCAATAGTTGAATGATAATTAAAATTAATATATAAGGAGAAACATTATGGCACATTTTGCAAAACTAGGAGCTAACGGAAAAGTTATTCAAGTGTTAACACTTGATAACAAAGATATGCTGAATGCCGATAACGTTGAAGATGAATCAGTAGGTCAACAATATTTAGAAACACATAACAATTGGCCTGCACAAATGTGGATTCAAACATCTTACAATACAGCAGGTGGACAACATAAATTAGGTGGAACACCTTTTAGAGGTAATTACGCAGGGATCGGTTATACTTGGGATGAAGATGATCAAATTTTTTGGCCTAAAAAACCATATCCATCTTGGGTAAAAGACACATCTGATGCTAAATGGCATTCACCAATTGGTGATGCTCCTGCATTAACTGCAGAACAAGAATCACAAAATGCAGCTACTACTCATTTTTGGCTTTATGAGTGGAATGAAGCAAGCCAGTCGTGGGACTTGACAGACAGACTAGCATAATTTAAAAAGGTATGTGGTATGCAAAAGAAAGTATTATCTGAAATAGCATTATATTATGGTGATGTGGCAATGCCTAAAGATTGGGACATTGACCGAGATAAGTTACAACAAGATATTTTAAAATCACAAGTAACAGATTCAGAATTTCCATTTTCACGTACGTTTGATATGTTGAACACTTATATAAGAGAACATATCCAGTTAGAGTATGATTTTACTCTAATTAACAAACAAACCTGGGGCAATATTTACAGACCTCAAGAGGTTACAATTCCATTACTAAACATTGATCCAGTAGATTTGCGAAATTCTCCTGATTATACTTGTTTATATGGTGTAAAAGTCAAAGACTGTATGGTCCGAATCCATTATGAAGATAATAGACGTAAAGGAAGAAGTTGGGATATACCACTTTTAAATAATGGATTTATTATGTTTCCGTCAACTAACATGTATTATTTAACTAACAATCAAAAAGATAGTTTAAATTTTGTACAAACCATAGCTTATGAGTATGTCTAATAAAGAGTATATGGTATCCAATCTCTCATACATAAAAAATAAAATTGGAACTGTTTATATAGGACCTTCTTTAAATCAACATAAAGTTATAAGTAAAGAACCTTATAAAGATAAAAGAATTACTATAGCTTTTGATGTTATTGATGAAAAAACAATTAAAAAATTATATAAAAAATATGGAGAGGTAGATATTAATACAAGTTTTCTGCCTATATATTAATGACTGTATCTCATAATTATTGGTATTGGAATAAATTTTTTACAAAAAAAGAAGTTCAAGCTTTAAATAAAAGTATTAATAAATTTAGGACAAACAACACTACAAAAACAAAAGCTAGTGAATCTATAAAAACATCAACCGTTTATAATGTACGCTATAAAGACGTTTATCCAAATATAGAGAATTTAATAGATTCTGTGTGGGCAGTAAATGAAAGAGAGTTTGGTTACAATTTACATCAGATTCAAAATCCTTGGTTAAATTATAATACTTATAAAAAAAATGACCAGTATACTTTTCATTATGATAGTTCAGACTCTCTTATGTATGATATAAAACTTACTCTTTTAATTAATGTATCTACACAAAAATATAAAGGAGGGGATTTTTCAATTTTAATGTCTGAAACTCCTACACCCATTAAAGAATTTACACAATCTGGAGATGTGGTATTATTAAAATCACATATACTTCATAAAGTAAACCCTATTACTCAAGGAACAAGGGAGAGTCTAACAATGTTTTTAACGGGGCCAAAGTTTCAATGAATATAACTAATTATTATTGGTATTTTAAAGGAGCTCTTACACCTAAATTTTGTGATGAAGTAATTAAATACGCCAATGCACAAAAAGAAACAATGGGGATTACTGGTGGTTATGGAAGAGATAGAGATTTAGATAAAAAACCATTGAATAAAGAAGAAGTAAAAGATTTAAAAAGAAAAAGAAATTCTGATTTAGTATGGTTAAATGATACTTGGATTTATAAAGAAATACATCCTTATGTTCATGAAGCGAATAGAAAGGCTGGTTGGAACTTTGATTGGGAAAGATCTGAATCTTGTCAGTTTACAAAATATAAATTAAATCAATACTATGATTGGCATTGTGATGGTTGGGATAAACCATATCAACGAGATAATGTTAATCATCCAGAGCACGGAAGAATTCGAAAACTATCTATGACTTGTCAGTTAACAGATGGTTCAGAATATAAAGGTGGTGAATTAGAATTTGATTTTAGAAACTATGATCCACATATGCGAGACGAATCAAAACACAGAGTACAATGTAAAGAGATATTACCAAAAGGATCTATTATTGTATTTCCTAGTTTTGTGTGGCATAGAGTTAAACCAGTAACACAAGGGACAAGGTATAGCTTAGTTGTATGGCATCTAGGTTTACCTTTTAAATAATATGTATATAAATAATTATTTTAACACAACTATTTGGACAGAAGAAAAACCAGAGTTTGTAAAATCTTTAAACAAAGCAAGTAATAAATATATCCAAGAGGCTAGAAAAAGAAACAAAGAACATATAAAAAAACATGGGGACTTTGGTATATCCCATCACTCCACACCATTAACACTGGACAATGATTTTTTAGATTTTAGAAACTATATTGGACAAAAATCTTGGGAATATTTAGATCACCAAGGTTATGATGTATCACAATATAATACTATGTTTAGTGAGCTATGGGTCCAAGAATTTTCTAAAAAAGGGGGAGGCCATCACTCTGCACATATACATTGGAATCAACATGTATCAGGATTTTATTTTTTAAAGTGTAGTGATAAAACTTCTTATCCAATATTTCACGAACCGAGAACGGGCGCAAGAACTACCAAATTAAAAATGAAGGACAATCTTAAAGGGTCATGGAATGGTCATGAATTAATACACTTTAGACCTAAACCAGGAACTTTAATTATATTTCCAGGATTCTTAGAACATGAGTATGCAGTGGATTATGGTATAGAACCTTTTAGGTTTATACATTGGAATATACAAGCGGTACCAAAGGATATGGCTAAAGATGTTTAAAAAGAAAAAATATACAATTATTCGACAAGCAATATCAAAAGATCTAGCATCTTTTATTGCAAACTATTTTTGTATGCAAAAACAAGTTTATGATACTTGTAGAACAACAAGATACATGTCACCTTTTGAAACGCTTATTGGATATTATGAGGGTGAGAATGAACAAATACCACACACTTATTCTCAATATGCGAATATGGCTATGGAAACATTATTACTTAAATGTTTACCGCAGATGGAGAAAGCAACAGGACTTAAACTATATCCAGCTTACACATATGCAAGGATATATAAAAAAGGTGACGAATTAAAAAGACACAAGGATAGATTTAGTTGTGAAATATCTACTACTATGAATCTTGGAGGTGATGATTGGCCTATATATTTAGAACCTGATTATACAAAAGGTGGAGAAAAACCAGGAGTTGGATATGTATCCGATAATACTAAAGGAGTTCGAGTTGATTTAAAACCAGGAGATATGCTGGTATATTCTGGCTGTGAGCTAGAGCATTGGAGAGAAAAATTCAAAGGCAAAGAATGCGTACAGGTTTTTCTGCATTATAACAATCGTAAGACGCCAGGAGCGAAGGATAATATGTTCGACAAACGTCCACATTTAGGTCTTCCTTCTTGGTTTAAACGATGATATAATTCTTTGATGGAGGCACGGCACCACCACATACCCCGTGTCTCCTTCTAAGGATTATATATGTTATTAGGAATTGACTCTTTTGCGGCACTACCCATTTCAGCTTCAGGTAATGAAGGAAATGTAACTCTTTCAGTTACAGGTAATCAGTTAACAGTCAGTATTGGAGACCCAGGAATTACTGCTGATTCTGTTACAGAAATACCTAATCCAACTCAGGTTACTTTAGGTACTGGTACCGTTGGCTTTACTATTGATGTAGATTTTACAGTTACTGGATCTTCTATTACTTTAGCTACTGGAACGGTTATAGCAACAGGTGGAGCAGATGTATCAGTTAGCGGAAATAATGTTGTAATTTCCTCAGGAACTGTTACAGTGACGGCTGACGCAAATGTTGAGCCTAGTGGCATAGATCTAACCCTAGCTTCAGGAACAGCACAAGCAATAACATGGAGTGAAATAGTCCCAGGTGTTAGCATGACTTGGACATTCTTCTCCCTTTTCTCTCTTTTCTCTTCT